CGGCGCCGCGGTGCCCGCGCCGCCGGGACCATTCGGTCCGGCTGCCCCGCCGCCGCCACCACCGCCGTTCGATCCCGAGCCGGCGCCGCCCGCACCTCCGGGTGTGGCATTGGCGAGCGGGACGCAACCCGTGATCGAGGGCGCCGCCGCCGCAGTGTTCGTGTTGCCGGTATTGAGTCCGCACAGCCCGGAGTTAACCGCCAGAACGTTGCGGGTGATATCGAACTTCGTCGGCGGCCCCGCGACAGATGACGCCGATGCGGGCTGCGATGCCGCGATGGCAATGGCGACGCTGGCGCCCGGCGCATACGATATCGCCGTTGCAAACGTATAGCAGGCGCCGCTGCCGCCACCGCCGCCGCCATTGCCTGATGTCGTTCCGCCGCCGCCGCCGGACCCGAGTCCGTCGACCCTGTCGACAAGATTGCAGTCATATGGAATCTGGAACGAGGTTCCAGCGAGGATGAAAATCTTGGCCATGGAGGATTATTCCTCCTTTGGCCTACACTGCCGAAGCCGGAGGTTGCAGACCTGAAGACGCGCTCCATGTCCACCCGATCGCTACGGTTGGATGAAGCATCAGTACGGCTCCCGGAACGCTATCGAATGCCGGGTCTGCATGTTTTACGTCAACGACGTTGCCGCTGATCGCATTGGCCTTGACGACAACCGCACATCGGCTTGAGGGCGGGACGACGCCCGTCTTGCCATGCACGAGCCAGTCGAGGATCGCGCTGACATCGGGCGCGGCAGGCGCACTTGCGAGATCGGCAACAAGCATCTCCTCGCCGGCCGCGACTGGATGAAAGCTCAGCTCGGTAGCGTCATTGTCGGGCACGACGACGCGCCGGATGATCTTCGATCCGGCGGAAACGACAATGCCGCACTTCGTTACGCTCATGGCAGGTTATTGTCACTGGCACCGGCAACGTCCGGCGAACCCGACCGTTGCGCGATGGCTTGACCGCGACCGGCACCATAAGGATTGCCGACAAAATAATTTCCGCCCGCATCCGTGGTGAATGTATCGACGATAGCGCCAGTCGGCACATCAAGCATCGACACGACTGCATTCGCGACCGCATTGCTGTTCTGGTCCAGCGTCTGACCAAACATTTGCGTGCGTTCAAAGCCGCCGCCGGTCCGCTGCGTCATCCAATCCCATACGCCATGAGACGATGCAAAGGGTTCCCATGCTGGCGATCCCAACTGGTTGGGTGTGTTGACGGGCCGCGAGCGCCGCCATAAGCCTTCGCCGAAACCATAAGTATAGCCGTTCCAAGTATCGCTCGACAAATCCGGATCATGGATACTTTGGTCATTCGCGATCGCTATGCTGACATTGGTATTGCTGGCACCGATGATCAGGCTCATGGATCAATCCTCGAATACGAAACTGGCCGTCAGAAAATTGCCCTTTGCCGCCGCAGTGATGCACCACAACACCATCGTCTGGCCGTTCGGAACGATAAGCCCGGCCCGCGGAAACCGTAGCGGAACTGCATTCATCGCACCGATGGCCGTGCTCGGCAGACTGATGCGCCGCTGAAAAGTGGTCGGACTCGTCGGCGGCACATTCCAATCCGAAACGACTCTGGTAAACGTGGACGATGGCGACAAATCTTCCGGCAAAATGTAACGGCTTCTGACCGGCGTCGTGCCTGCCACAGCGGGAATACCAAGACCGAGCGATGTTACCTGTGCGGTGATGAGAGTACCGAGCGTCAACCAGATTTCCCTGATCTTGGGATATCCGGCCGGCACGCTGACGATTTCGAATACCGGCATTCCGGAAAACAGAAAATATTGTGTTTCGGATACGCCATAGATGCCGGACATCTCAATCATCCACGATCAGATTAATCGAGGTATTGCCGACAGCCGTGATGTTCCACAACACGAACGAAGAGCCGGCCGTCAAGTTCAATCCGCGAGGAAACATGATCGGTTGGCCCTGGCCGACGACATTATCCAGCGTGAAGCGGCGCAGAAATTGTGTCGGTGCAGTCGGCGATGTAACCCATGCGGTCGTCATCGTAGGGAACAGATCGGCCAATGCGCCGCCATCTTCATTGTTCATTGCCTGTAGTGTCGGACCCTGTCCGATCGCCGCCGGTACGCCGAAGCCGAAGGTGCTGGCCGCGCCGGGAGCGCTCGTCAGCGTCAGCAGCAATCCCAGCAGTGCGGTGCGGTCCTGCGCGATGCCATAAATCTCGAAACTTGCCGCGCCAGCAGTAAGCGTCTGGATCGCAAAGCCTTTGCTGTAGATTGCCATTTGTCACTCATCTACAACAATCCAGAAATCGGACAGCGGCGTCGCAGCGATATTGAATAGCACCGTCGAGGTGCCCAACAGTTTCGTAAGCCCGCGCGGGAATGTCTCGATGAAGGCCGCGCCGATATTGGCCGGCAATGACCAGCGGCGGAAAAAGTTTGTCGGTTGCGTCGGGGCCGTACCCCAAGCCGTTGCGATCGTTGTCGCCCCGGCCGTTGTGATGCCGCCTTCCTCGATCAGTACCGTGATCGGTGAAGTCGGCGTGACGCCGATCGCGGCCGGCGTGCCGAATCCAAAAACGCCGGCAGTGGCCGCATTCTGAGAAAGACCGATCTCAAGCAAGCGATAATGCCGAGACGCGCCGGCAATGAACTCTGCCGTGGATACGGTCGTCGTTCCCGTCACTGTGCGCGAGGCAACAGAGTAGATCGCCATTCTTCACTCCAATATCTCGGACGGGAGTCCCGGTTCCCAGCCGCGCCGACTTTTGTTGTAGGTTTCCAGGCGAATGCGTTCCCGTCGCACTTCGCCCGTGAAGGGATTGAAGATGGTGCGTTCCGATTTCTGCGCCGATGGACCTGCGATCTTCTCGGCCAGTGCCATTTCCCGATCGCTGATCGAACCTTGATCGCGTTGCATCTTGCGCAGCATCATATGGAAGTCCGCCGATGTCGGACTGAACGCGAACACTTCCAGATCAGGTTTTTCGAATACCGGAAAGCCGTTCGCATCGAGTAGCCGGCTCATGAAACCTTCGCCTTAATCATGCGGGCGACACCATTCCAAGCGGAATATCGGCATGCCGAATACGTTACTAAGCCACCCTGTTTCCCAATTGGGCGATCAATCCCGTCACCCGGTCGTAATCGGCCTTGAGTGTCGCATGCCGTTCTGCCAGATCATCATGCTCCTTGGCTTTCGCCGTCACCTTGCCGTTGATTTCGTCGAGCCGCTGACGGGCGTCCTGCTCGTCTTTCATCAAACCGGCATGGCGCGTCTTGGCTTCCTCGATCGCATTCTCGATCGAGCCGAGACTGTCGAGCGCATCCGCAGCACCGATCAGTCCTTTGAAGCGGGTGGACAGCCAGCGGATATCGTTGGCGGCCTGGGCGAGATCAGAATTCGGCATGATGATGTTCCTTATGGAGTCTGCGTTTTGCGGAAGAACATGGTTGCAGTGAGCGCGGTGGTACCATCGCCGGCGGAAACACGCGGCCTTAGCCAGAGCACCGCTTCGGTGACGGCATTCAGTGCTGCGGCCGTGATCGTTCCCAGGCCGCCGCCGATCGGCGTGGTGAGGGCGAAATAGGTCGTTCCACCATCGTTCGATCCCTCGATCACCATATTGCCGCCGGCCCCGAATGTTCCGGTGATCGCCGCGCTTTTATCGGCAAAGCCGGCGAAGAAACCGCCACCGGATGGCACCACTGCACTCGCACCGTCACCAATCGCGCTGCCGACCGGAAGCCCGACATCCCCGTTATGCATCGTCGCCCAGATGACCTGATATCCATCAAGGCCGCCTTGCCCAACGACGCGGGTAATCGTCGGCGTGATATTCGCCATCAGCTTTCCCCTTGCTGCGATTCAATCAATTCCCGCGCCGCCGCCCGCGCATGCGGCGCCGCCGCGACACCCGGTGGCACGTATTCCGTCACATGGAACGGCTTCGTCCGGTCGCCTGCCCAATAGCCGGAGAACGTCAGCAATTGCCCATTGGGCGCCTGGCTGTGATCGTAGCCGAGTGAGCAGTCGAGACAGACCAGCTTGCCGCCGGCTGCTTCCACGAAGGCGTTGCGCAGCGCCACGATGCCGCCGACCGTTTCCTTGCCATCAGCGTCAGTTACGATCGCCATTTATGCCGCCCAACTCGTCACGCCGCTGTTGTCGCTCGACCGCCGCCGCTCCGATCGGGGACGGGTCGGCGCCGGATCGTCGAAGCCGACCGCGAAGGTGCGAACGGAATCGCAGCCGTTGTTGGTCCAGTCCTTGAACTCCGAAGGCTTCCACATCTGGATGCGCGGGTCCCATTCCCTGCGGTACTGCCGCAGCGCATCGATGATGCGCTTGCAGCGGGTGGAATCGATCCAGGTGCGCGCCAGCATCTTGCGCACCGCGTTGATGCCTTCCAGCACGTCATGAGCCGGAACGATTTCGCCGATCACGCCCTTGTCGCGCATCATTTCGATGCGGGATTTTTCGGCGTCCAACATGTGGGCGAGCATGTCATGGGGCCAATAATGCTCGGCGTATTTCCAGCCATGCTCGTGCTTCTTTTCGTAGAGAACGTCAGCGTAATGGGTGATGATCTTCCCGGACATTTCGTAGTAATCGACCAGACGCCGTTCATGGCCGACGCATTGCCAGAACGTGATCGCCGTCGAATCGGTGCGGCCGATATCCCAGCCAGTGCGCACCGGGATGTCCCGCGAGATCGTGATCGGGCGGATGCGGCCTTCCGCTTCCATGACGCGCATCTCATCGGCATAGAATGCGCCCTTGATCGCAACGTTGGGATCGCACTCCATTTCCTGCCTGTAGCGGTCTTCGCCCATGTCGCGGCGCATGTCCGCGAGTTCGGATGCCGGAAGAATGCCGCTTTCGCTCGCTTTCAGAAGCATGGTGAACCACACCGGATCGCGCTGTGCCGCCTCGAACAGCTTCCAGAACGCATTGGCGCCCTTGATGGTGCCGATGAAGGTTGCCGAACCGTGACGGTCCGCGAGCATCGGCCGTACCACCTCGAACCAGACATCCGGCAGCATGTCGCCGAATTCATCGAGCACGACGTTGTCGAAATAGCCGCCGCGCAACGAGTCCGGGTTATCCGCGCCATAGAGACGCAAGGTCGGGCCGCCGATAAGGTCGACACTCAACTCGCTCTCACGCGGCGGCGCCGTCAGCAGCGGCGCGGCGAAACGCTTGAGATATTTCCAGGCGACTTCTTTCGCCTGCGCCCGGTATGGCAGCACGAATGCATAGCGGCCATCCGGCAGAGCCTGCGTCACTGCCAATTTGATCTGATCGTTAAGCGTCGAAACCGTCTTGCCGGCGCGCCGGTGGCAGATCAGCGCGGCCCAGCGCTGCGTCCGCCGGTGATAGGGGAGGAATTGCGGGCGCGGCGCATAGTCGAGGATGATGGGCTTGACGCGAACATTCATGCACCGCCCGGTCAGCCCTCGATGCCGCGCTTCGATCCGATGCGCAGATCGCAAATCCAGTTACCCCGGAGATCGAAGCCGGTGCGGTCGTAGATGACGGTCTTGCCGTCGAGCGTGAATGTCGCAATGCCGTTTTTATAATCGATATCCAGCCCAACAGCCATTTGATACACGGACTCCGGATTGATAATCGTCCGCAACGGCTGACATTCCGAGGCGAAATGTCGCTCCCCTGCAGCATCAACAGTAAACTCGATCGGCTGGATAGCGGCGGAATGCCTGTAGCGTTCATCGTTCATGACGGCGCAAAACTCCCGAATGGCTTGCGTGGCTTCTTCTCCGGCTTGGCCGGCTTGACATGCATCGGCAGCTTCTTGACCGAGCCCGGCGCCTGATCGGCAGTGAACTCGCGCCCGACCGACGGCGGAATGCCGAGCGTAGACTTGCCTTCGGCGGCGGCATGCATGGCGGCGTTCTGGGCTTTGCTCACGACGGGCATCGCTATTTATCCATTGCCAGCAGCGTGATGATCGCATCGAGCTTCTGATCGCTGTTTCCTAACACCCCGCGAACATCAAGGCATTGCTTCACTTTTGCGGCTCGTTCTGCGGCTCGCTCTTTTGCGATCTGGCGTTCATGGTTTTGCATACGCTGATTGCATAAACTCATATATGTGCCAACCGATACCGCGTGTCGCAAAGAAGCCAACCTCTCATCGCTGATTTCGTGCCCATCGACAAAAGCGGCAGCAAGCTCATCATACTCAAGCGGAATCGATCCAACAATTCCATGCATCACGCCACCCCATCCACTACCGCCGCGAACTTCGATGGCTCCGTCTTCCGACCATCCTTGACTTCGATGAACTCCAGTTCCGCCAGCCGGAAATCCGGCATCGGGAAGCCGCGCTCGGCGAGCTGCACCGTCAGCTTCGATTTGGCTTCCTGGCTCAGCACATTCTTGACGGTGCTTTCCTGGCGGTGCCGCTGGCACACGCAAAGCGAAATCAGCGCTTTGGATGGTTCATGGCGCGCCTTGGTCTGGCCGATCGCCCACAGCTTGAGGACGATCTGCCACTTCGCCGGATTGACGCAGCCGGTGCGGTCGCATTGCGCGATCATCGAATTGATTTCGAGCCGCGCGGATGGCCGCTTGATCTCGGCGAACTCGAATTGAATGTTGGCCGGATGCGGCACGCCGAGATTTTCTTTCGCAAGCCCAATCGCAAAGGCATCGAGATTGCGCTCCGACAGAAACGACTCGCAGGCCGCCTCGCGATGGCGGTCGCAGACCTTGATGGTGGACTCGCCCGTCATCGGAATGAGATTGCCTTTCGGCGTCGTGGTGACGAAGCGCACGAACAGTTGCCAGCGGGCTTCGCTGTCGCAGCCGGCTTTGGAACATTGGTGAGAGCGGCGGGATGCAGTCATGATGCAGTTGCCTCAACCGGCCATGCTTTTTCGCATCGCTCGAATTCATGAACCGCACCGATCCAATCCGCGCGCATGGCCTCGGTCGGATAACAAAATCTCACTTGTGAACCGTCGCCGCGCTCGGCTTCGATCGCAAAGGGACCTTTGCCGTTTTGCGCGACATAAAGCAACTTCATGGCACAAACGCCCCGAACGGCTTCCGCCCGCCGCCAATTGCCTTCTGCGAGGCGCTGATATGCTTGTCGCGCTGCCGCTCGCTGATGTGCCCGACGGCATGCAGCGCCTTGGCGCCCGCGATGGCGCGGCCGTGGGCCATTACATCGCTCATATCGCCGCGCGGGCCTTGTTCTGCGGCTTCTTGTCGTGGCGTTTCCGCAACATCGCCGGCTTTTGCCCTGAATTTATTACACCACCCGCCCGGATAGATCGGAGCTACCACCAACTCGCAGTTATCCTTGCCATGGAAATACTTGCAGGCTCCGCACTTGCGGCCATTTGGCTTGGCGAGGCCATATTGCACTTCGTCATGGGAGAACTTGCCGTCGTCGCGGTCGATGGCCGCTTTTCCCATGGCGTCCCGCGCCTGATCGTTGACCGCCGCGTAATCCTTCATCCCGCTTCCCCGCAATGCCGCCAGACTGGTCTTGAGCATCCTGATCGCGCCCGGCGGCTCGCCCTTCTGCAAGAATACGTCGAGGTCGATGGCATGATCCGGCGGCTGGCCGGCACGGTCCCAGGCTTCGATCGTCTGGAGATCGCGATGATGCGAAACGATCAGCAAGCCTTCCCGATGGGCTTCGACCGCATCGGCGAAGCCTTCGAACATCCGCGTCTTGAATTGGTTGAAGCTTTCGCCCTCCGGAACCGGCTCGTCCGGTTTGTTGCGGACATATCTGGCGATTTCCGGCAGCGCCTTGGAGGTCGGCGCGCCGGTGAACTTGCCGAGCTTCCAGGGGCGCAGCTTCAGCGATACTTCCGACATAACGCCGATGATTTTGCCGATGATTTCCGCGGTCTCTTTTGCCCGGACGAGATCGGAGGCGACGATGGCATGGATGCCCTTGCCCTTGAGCTTGAGCGCGGCGCGGCGGGCTTCCGCCCGGCCTTCTTCGACAAGCGGAACGTCCGTCCAGGAGCGGATGCGGTCTTCCGACATATCGGTCTGGTTGTTGAGCCTGGTCGCGCCATGGCGCACGATGAAGAGCGTGACCGGCTCCCCGGGCTCTTCGACTCGGGGAGCGGCCGGCACCGCTTCGCCATGCAGCAGATCGGCGAGATGGGCGCTCATGCGTCCTCCGTAGGAGCGTCGACCGGGTCTTTCCAGCGCACTTCGACGACAGCCGGGCCGGTGCCTTCGCCATCGGTCGGGGCGATCTTGGTGGGCGCATTCCAGCCGGCGATCTTCGCCATCAGCGCGATGGTCTGCACGCGGTCATGCAGTTTGACCCTTGTCTTGCGAACACGGCCAATTGGACCTTCGGGGCCGTCAATTGTTTCCTCGTCCAGCGATAATTCAGACAGCAGTCCGAGCTTTTCGCGGGAGGTCTTGCCGATAGTGAAATACCGATTGTGGTCTTCGTCCGCCGGTCCGAGGTAATCGTCAAGATTGGATTCGGCGAGTTGCTTGAGCCGGAGCATCGCCCATCCGGCGTCGATACCGGCCAGCTTGGCCGCGTAATCGCTCAACTCCGCCAGCCGCGCCTTGATGTGCTTGAGATTGGCGAACCGGCGCGCGTTATCGTTGAGAGACTCGCCCAATGCCATAAAGCCCGCCGCCTGATAGGCAGTAATGCGGCTTTCCTTCGTCGAGCCACCCGCCCAAACAAGTTTGTGAAGCTCCTGGCAAAACCGCTCGTGTTTGGGATTTCCGAGAGCCGACACAAATCGAGTCCTGTTGAGTCTGTTTGGTAACATTGAGGAAAATGGACCGCAGCCAGTTTCATGCGACTGCGGCCCAGTCAGGGAGGAACCGCTCATGAGAGCAGAGCCCGAACCGTCGGACGGGCTCCTACTAAATGCAAAAAGCCCCGCTTGACCGGATTATTCGGCCAGTGGCGGGGCTTTCGCTTACGACTACTGAAACATGGCAGCGGGCGCCGCGACATCCATGACCTTCGCCGTAAATTGAAACCTATTGCCGGCGGGCGTCCCTCATCGTGGGGATGGTAAGCCGTCTGAGACGGCGGAACGTGAACCTGCGCCCGGCTTCAGGCCGGAAACTCGTTGCCGGACGTAGCACGCGCACCGATCGCCATCATGCTGGCAACAGATGCTCAAGGGGGACAAAGACGCGCGACTCACGTCCGAACAGCGACATAAGCAAACAAATTCGCTGCATGTCGTCAAGGGTCTCGATGTTGCCGAACAGCCCGACGAACGGACCATCCTCGATGCGGACCGTCTCACCGACGTGAAATGGGACATTCACCTTTTCGCGTTTCATCGTTTCCGTGCAAAGTCTTTGCTCGGTTGCCTTGATCATTTCGATGATCCCGTTTTCAAGGATGGCGAGGTGGCCGTTGATCATCAACAGGCTGCCGAACGCGCGCACGCCGACGGCATTTCGCAATCGCTCCCAGCTTCCCACCTGATTGTCGATGACGAACAGATATCCGGGAAACATCGATTTCATCACCGATCGCAGCCGGCCGCGGCCGTGGCGCACCATGATCGGCAGGATCGGGCGATAGACCAGATAACAGCGGTTGCGCAGCGCTTCCGCCGCAATGCGGTCGGCGCCCGGTTCGGTTAATGCGATGTGCCAGTTCATCTGCGGGATTCCCTTGCCAAATCATCGAGGTCATGTTCGGTCGCCAGCGAAGGAGCAGGCGGCGGGCCGGTCGATTTGGGCGGAATAGCCGGCGGCCATTCGGATTTCGCGTACCAAAGTTTTCCGGTCGCAAAACATTCTTCCATGAAACCCGTCGGCTGCCCCATGGCCTTGTGATATTCCAGCCACCGGAATGCTCCAGGCGTGCCGCCCTTGATCGGCCAAGCCTTGATGGAAGCCGGTACGCGTTCCCATCGTCGTTCCCGCAGATAGGTGGCGAGATCGCAGACCTTGCGCTGTCTTGAGCGGCATTCCGCAAGGTACGGTTCGATTCCTCGAAAAGCCGCTTCCCTGTTTTCATCCGTCAGTTCGGCAAAGCTGTTTTCGCATGCGAACGCACTGATGATGTGCTCGGGAGGCCATGTTTTTCTGAAATTCGACCACGTCGCTTGGGTGGATTCAGTATTTTTTGAATCCGTATTTAGTAAGTGGTCTTTATTACAGACCACCCCCCCTTCAACCACCCCCTGGTCATCCACCCCTCGCTGACGGGGGGGTGGACCCGCCCTCACGGGGGGCTGGTCCAAGTTGCCGTCTTCCTCGGATTCAACCGTAGCGGCCTCGCTGGACTCCAGCGACAAAGTCCTACGGATTTCTTCCTCGGAGAGCGGCGGACCCGGTTCGTCCCTGACCTCGTAAATGATGTTGAAGGTGCCATTCGACAGGCGCGTCTTGCGGGCGATACACCAGCCGGCGCCGATCAGGCTGAATAGCACGCGCTTGATCGCCTTCTCGCCGTAACCCCAGCGGCGCATGAGCGCGGGGCGTCTCACCTCCCAATCGTTCGGCCGTGAAAGCAGGAATGCCAGAATACCGACTTCATCAGCCTGCAAGCGCTCGTCGTCGAAGAGAGCGTTGCCGATCACCGTGAAGTTCTTGGTATGGCGGCGGCGGATGATCACAGAAACGCCTCTTGCTTCGGAGGCTTCGGCTTTTCGACGAACAGATCAGGCTGCTTGAGCGCTTCGGCGATGCGGCGGCAGGCGATGTCGAAATATTTCGGTTCGATCTCGACGCCGATGAACTTGCGGCCGAGTTTCACGGCGGCAACGCCTGTGGTGCCGGAGCCCATGAAAGGGTCGAGGATGGTGTGGGTATCGGAAGGTAAGTGCTCAATGCACCATTTCATGACCTCGCGAGGCTTTTGTGTGGGATGCTCGCGGACACCTTTTTCTGCACGGATCATGCCATTCCAGCGCCATTGGATACGGCGGACAGCCTTCGGGAGGTTTGTCCATGCCAGCTCGCAATCAGCGAAATCATTATCGCCGTTAAGCTTGTCCCAAACTAGCCAGCACGTTGCGGGCGGTAGCGGGAAATAGTTTCCGCCGAAAATGATCTGCCATGTCCCAGCAGCACGCACCAACGCCAACGTTTCGACATCTATCCGCTCTTTATCCCAATCGAACTTCCCATAGTCGATTGCTCGCGCCGCCTTTCCGCGAGAGGCTACCTTGTCGCTGTTTTCGTTAATCCCATACGGCGGATCAGTCACCACCGCATCGACTCTCCCCAGCGAAGGCAGAATTTCCCGGCAATCGCCGAGATAGAGCGTGACGCCTTCGGCGAGGTGCTCGATGCGGCTCATGACGCAGCCGCCTCCGCTTCCACCGCCACGCACTGCGGCATTACCGTCAGCCTCACATCCGGATGGTCGGCCGTGAAATACTCTTTCCAATGCGTGCCGATGTCGCCGCCGGAGCGGACGAATTCGTAATCATGGCAGGAATGCATTTGGAGATTGCATTTGAGGCAAGTGCGGATCGAGAGTTCCGGCGATCTTACATCGCGCGCGGACCAGCGATGGCGGAGGCGGGCGCTCATACTCCGCACATCCCTTCGCATTCGTTCAAAAAAAGATTGAGCTGGCCACGCTCTTCCGGTGTTGACAAATCTACTTGCTCCAATGGAATTCGCTTTGAGTGGATGAATTGCTGCCATCTGATGCCATTATGCGGATTGCGGATGGCGCGATCTATCATCACCGTGTCGGCGAACTCTTGCGGCGTCAGCGCGCGAAATTCCTCATTCGACCGGAAAGGGCAGCCACAGCACGCCGAACGCGGAGCGCGGCGATCGTATTTTTCGAGCAGCCAATCCGCGCAAGCCCGACGATCCATTCCTTTCTCGATAAGCGGCCATTCATTGACGATGTATTGTACGCGCGAAGGCTTCATGCGTATTACTTCGTCCTGGGATATGCCGATCATCATTCGGCACCCACCCCGCGGCCGTCCTCCCAGCAAATCTACGACCTTCCGTTGGATGGGGCGCAGTTTGTATTCCGCAGTGCATTGACGACGGCCCATTCCCATTTTGCCGCCCGCCGATAACGTGAACCACGGAACGGACGCATAGCGTTGTCCGGTCGAATTGGTCTTTGCGAGCGCGTCCGACCGCAGATTACCGGCGGATACGCGATGGACTGGGAAGGGGAGCTTCGTTTCCAGCCAATCGAGATGTTCATAAACAGCCTTTGGTTCCCATCCCGTATCCGCGAAGATCGCGCAATCCGGCATCGGAACAATCTCGCTATGCGCGGCCATCAGCGCCATAGTGGTGCTTTGGACTCCGGCACCGAGCGAAATAATGCGGGTCACCGTTCGCCCTCCCATACGCGCAGCAGCATCTCCCGGTCCCATTCCATCACGTCACGATAGAAGCGATAGGCGCGGCAGTCGCGATTGCAGCGGGGGTTTGCGGCCCCGGCTAGCGAACGGGCGAGCCGGGGCCTCGTGGCATGAGTGGACTCGGTGGATCGACCGCAGCATCGTGAGGTATTCCAATCATTTGGCATCACCTCGCTTTCGGTTGTTTCCTTTTGGGAAGGCGTTTGTCGTTCCAGGGCGCGAGGAGAAGTCCACGCGGATAGAAATGCGGCGATGATCCCAGGGGGCGATATTGCCGCGTCGGTCCCCGTCGTTTTCTCGAATCTGACATGCCGTTTGTCCTTCGCTGTTGGATACCAGCATTTCTCTCCCTCATGTCCCGGCATGCGCAGTGTCCAGGACGGCCAGGCATCGGGGGAATGACGGCGGACGCCGTAGGCATCGGCGAAGCAGGTTTCGGCATGGGCGGCATTCGCGAGAATCAGCAGCGCGAGAACGGCGAGCCAGGAAATCAGCAGGGCGGCTTTCATGGGGTTGGCTCCGGAGGAGCGGGGAGGAATTGAATATCTTCCTCGTTGATTCCGCATAAGCGACAGCAACCGGCCTGCTCATCTACTTGATGGCGGCATAATTCGCGCAGCGGAAATGCCACGGACAGACAGTCAACAGCGGCAGCATCTATCAAACAGCCGGACATTGACTTCTGGCCCTTTTCGTTAGGTTCTTCGGCGTAGATGGTGAGCATTATACCAGTCTTGGCCATCAGATTTCGGGCCGCAGTCAACTCCGTCTCGATCGGCTGCCACGCCGCGCGCTCGGCGGCTGCGAGGGCGGCTTTGGCAAATCTAATCCAAGCAGGGCGCACGCTGTTCTGGCTATCGGCAGGCAAATTCTTCCATGGCAACCATGCAGAGTGATCCTTGCGGACCTCTTCATAGCCGGCTTCAGCCGCCGCTTCGATCTGCGCTTGCGTGAAGGTCATGATCGCGACTCCTTCGGTTTCACCGGCTGGCATCCGCACGGCCATTTCATCAGCGCGGAATATTCACCATGCGCCGGGCCGAGATCGGCGGCCATCATCCATCCGATCAGGAGAGCATCGGAGACGAGAGGCCAGGGGATATATGCGAGATAAGAGATTTTCATGATTCAGGAGGGTCCTGAGAATGTGAGCGGTTCGTGCGATCATCGCTCTGTCTTTGGTCCAGCGCCGAGCATCCCGGCAGTGGCGTGCCCATCAGCACGTGGTCGAGCGGCGCCACCACGGCAAACCGGCGGTCGCGTTCCGCGAGACGTTCGGGCAGAGTACGGCGCAGTTCGGGTATGGCTTTGCCGCCCTGGCCCCAGAATGTCCGGGGGAAACCGGTGCCGCTTAATCGGAGCGTGCGCACGCGCCCTTCGACGCTTTTGGTGCTGCGGTTGATGATGCCGGCGATTTCGCTGCAGCTATGGCCTTCGATATGCAGGGCGCGAAGGCGCGTATCGTCGTATCTGGTCCAGCGGGGGCTCATGGGACGGCTCCGACATATGGAATCCGCCATGGCGGCGAGCACCATACCCGCGCGCCGTCGCTTTCCTGCGTTTGCAGACGGCGCACCAGCTTCGCGACCCGGTCATGATCGATGAAGTTGAGATGTTCCCATAATTGCCTGCGGGCTGCGGGCGCGCCTTCGAAACGTCCGGCCCACCGGAACATCAGCGCGGTCAATTTATAGAGATTGTGATCCGATATCCCGGCGTCCATGAATTCAAGAAACAATGCCGGTAACTGCGCGGCGCATGCATGCCAGCGGTCGGACGAACCGGCAACCGCATAGGCCGCGATATAGAATTTATCGTCGAACATCATCATGGCGATATCGGAAAGATCGAAGGGTTCGCTGAAGAACCCTGCAATGGCTTGAGTTTCCTCCAGATCGCGAATGCGGTTCTGGGCCTCGCACCATGCGGCAAGATCGGGGTTCATGCCGCAGCCTCCACTTGCTCCATCGACCATGCCGCAAAACGCTCACGATCATCGGGCCGCGACAGCTTTTCCCGGCAGCCGGGCGGAATCCAGAAGGGCGGGAGTGGCGGGCGATCCTCTACCCAGATCAGCCAGCAATAGGCGGTTGCCGTGCTGCCATCCGGGTCCCATCGGCCCTTGCAGAGATTCACCCGCTCGGCAAAGAAGGCCAGCAGCGTTGGCGGCCGATCGCGGAAGATCGCCTCGTAGCGGCCGACGCCTTCGAGGAACTGACAGCGCACGAACATGGCGACGCCCACGCGGGCAATATCGAGGGCGCGCAGGATGAATTTTTCGGCAAGATCGTCGGTAAAGGGCGGATTGGTGATGATCCAGTCCATCGCTGCATAGTCGCCGGTCGCGTTCCATGCGCTGGGCGGATTCGGCGGAATGAGGAAATCCAGCACGCGATCCTGATGGGCGCCGTAATCGAAAATGTCGGTGGCATGAACCCAGTCGGTATATTCGCGCAGCACGCGGCTGATGTGGCCTTCGCCGCAGGCCGGTTCCCAGATGCGGCCGAGTTCGGCGGATGATCCGACGCACGCCGGCAGGGCATGATGGATCAGTGCACGGGTGGCCCAGGGAGGCGTCGGGTAGAAATCAAGCGCATCGTCGTCGCGATCGGCGCGGGACGCCATCAGGGCGCGGGCGCCGTTGATCAGCACCTTGCGTTCCATGTCGGGGCGGATGACACCCGATTCGATGCCGTGGGTGAATTCGGAATCGGAGAGCTTTGTCAACTCGTAAAGTGTGCGCCATGATGGCGGCAAAAGCTGCCCATGGGCAGGATTTGACAATCGCGGATCACGCGCAATGGCCATGATCCGCTGCGCTGTCGAGGCACCGAATGGTAGATTGCCTTCGACCATCGCCTCGAACTGGCCGTGCTCCAATTTATCCTTGGCGCGAATCAGCCAGCGGCCGGCTTCGAAAATCGCTTCGACGCTTCGCCGCCAGCAGGCGGAAATCCGCTCGGCAAATTCCTGTGCCGTGCGCGGCTCGATTTCGATCACCGCCGGCAATGCCCGCACTTTGGCTTCGCCGATCAGCACGCGCGCCGCATGTCGGGTCGGCAGTCCCAGCACGCGGGCAATATGCCGGTCGCCGTGACCTTCGGCGACCAGGGCGGCGACGCGGGAGATCTCCGATGCCATTGCCGGCTCCCGGTCAGAGCGAACCGAACAGCAACGTCAGTTTGGTCTCTTCCTCGACCGTCTCCATGATCTTGCGGAACGCTGCCTGCCGGACATGTTCGGCGCGATGCAGGGCGATGCCGAGATTCAATTTGCCCTCGTCCGACTTGAACTCCCAGCGCAGGAACGCCTTGACCGCATGCGGATGACCGCCGAAATAGATCGGAATCGACAGTTCGAACGAGGTCGGAATCTCTACGCCGTCGCGCGAGGTGGCCTTGGTCTCATCGCTGTAGAGAAAGCGTTCGGTGCCGCTATTGGTACGCACGGCCCTGGCGCACTTCATCTCGCGATGCGCCTGGATATCGCGCACCGCTTCGATGATGGCGGCGCCTTCCGGATAAGAAATATCGGCGGCATTTTCCTCCAGGAACACCGCGAACGCATGCTGCGGCATCATCTTGCCGGAAATGCCGGTCCACAGCTTCCATTCTTCCGCCGGTCGCAGTTGCAACATCGCGGCGTGCGACAGGCGAGAAGGTTCGCCGGGACTGTGATAATCGATGCAGGCCGTGATGAGATGACGTTCGCTGTCGCCGAACAGCAACGTATCGTTCGTCTGGAACTTCTCCAGATAGTCGATAAAGGAATCCGCGGTAAACAACGTGACCGACTGTCTGATGAATTCCGGCAGCAGGCTATCGACCTGATGCGGTTCCGACACATCCTTATGGAAGAACGTCGGCGGCATGATCAGAAATTCACGGCCCGCGGTATTCTTCACGATGACCGGCTGGTGGAAGGATTTTTCGGCGAGGGCGGCAATCACTTCGGCTTCGGTGGTCATGTTGGCTCCTTTATTTGTACGCCGCACCATGCTGCGTATCGGCTTCCTTCAGTTCCATCTCTTCCTGGTGCGGATCGACGCGGTGAAGATCGCCGTCGGCATCGGAGAAGAACACCGCCGGTGCAATGTCGGCGCGCGGTTTTTTTGCCGTTACTTCCGCAATCAATTGCTTTTCCGGACCGCCATGCTTGTTCGGCTTGATCTTGAGCGTGATGGTGACGGACCCTTCCTTGCCGGTCTCGTCGACTGCCTGCACGACGTCCGCGAGGGCAAGACTCGCTTCCTCGACAGGACGGCCGCGACGAATTTCACGAAGAATGTCGGTGAATAGGCGCATAGATTACTCTCCTATATTTTCCCTCGCTTGCGGGGCTTCTTGTGATCCGGCGCCTGGCGCAATCGCGTGAACCCATTGCGCCACACGATGCCGATGACCTGGTTGCGGGTAAGCATCAATTCATCGGCAATGCATTGCGCCGAATATCCCTGGCGCCAGCGCTCGCCGATGAACGAGTGCATATAATCCGGCCAACGGTTGTAGGAAATGTGACCTTCGAGGATATCCGTAAGGTTCATGACTGTTCCGTCCGTTCCGCAACTTCCTGCTTGCATGCCGCCGCCAAGCTCACCTGCACGTAGGGATGCAGCACCTTGGCGATGTCGATCCATTTGGACGCGCTGTCGCGGGACGCATTGGCGAGGCAGATGACGAGCATGGTGGCGGTGTCGTCGATTCCCCGACTGCGTCCCGGCGCCGCCACGACTTCCTCGCCGATATCCATGCGGAGCAGGCCGAGGTTGACGCGATAGCCGAAGGCGAGA